GAGGTGTTCCATTTTGGCCCTTGACTTAGCAGAGATTCACCAGCAGATGCTGGATGGGATCGGCGAACGATACCAGAAAACCACAGGCTTCCCGGCCTATGACTTTACCCGGGCATTTGCCATCGCGGTGCTGTCCCTGGACAGTGACATCGCCGTTGCTGAGGAGAAGCTGGACCTGGAAAATCTGTCTGGAACAGAGTTGGACACGTTCATCCGGCAGCACAGAGGCCTTTCCCGAAAATACGCCACCTATGCCACAGCCACCCTGCGGGTGGTCACCGGCGGTGGAGACATCCAGGCGGGGAACCTGTTCTCCACGGCGTCCGGCGTAGAGTTTTACGCCATCCAGGATGGGACATACACGGCGGGGGACACCTTTTCTGTACGCGCCTATGTCGGTGGAGAATCTGGCAATGTGGGGCCCAACACGATCACCTATATGCCGGTCACCATTGCAGGCATTGGCGCGGTGACCAACGACGAAGCCGCCACAGGGGGCTATGACGCGGAGAGCGATGAGGAGTTCCGGGCCCGTTATTACAATGACCTGCAAAATCCAAACAACGGCAGCAACCAGCAGGCCTACATCGCCTGGGCCATGTCGGTGCCCGGTGTGGGCCGGGTTCGGATTTTCCCCCAGGCATTGGGCGCGAATACCGTGGAAGTCTGTCTTGTGGACCCCAATATGGAGCCTGCCGGCAGTGAAGTAATCCAAGCGGTACAGGCACTGATTGATCCCAACAAAAATGGCGATGGCAGCGGGGAGGCCCCCATTGGCGCGGTGTGTACAGTGACCACGGCGGAACGCCTGGAGATTGCAGTGAGCGCGTCTGTCACCATCGCGGAAGAGGCAGAACTTGGCGCAGTAACAGAGGCGGTAAAGGCCAACTTGACCGATTATCTTCGGGAAATTGCCTTTGCAAAAGGGGTTAGCTATGTCAGCTATGCCCAGATCACCAGCCGGATCAATGCCACGGAAGGGGTTCTGGATCACAAGGATTTGACGGTGAATGGAGGGACCTCCAATGTCCCTCTGGAAGACCGGCAAACCCCTGTGCTGGGGGAGGTGCATCTGACTTGACCGTCAAAGAATTCGCCCTGCGGCAGCTCCATTGGATGGTGCAGAACGATCCGTGGGTACAGGAAATCTTCCTGGCCGGAGGGGAGAGTTTGGATCAGCTGGCGGAACGAATCCTGGCCATTTCCCGCTTTGACAACTTCGAGCTGCTGAACAGGGCCCAAGTCGAATATTATGAAAAAATCCTTGGCCTTCCCCAGGACGACAACAAATCCTTGGATGACCGGCGGGCAGCCATCCAAGCCGCCTGGCAGGCGGCGCAGAAGCCCAGCTTGGCAACCGTTCAGGCGATTTGCGACAACTGGAAGACCGGCGGAATCATCGCCAGCTACACACCCGGGGTCATCCTACTTCGGTTCTTAGGGAGTCCAGGCGTCCCAGAGGGAATCGAAACCCTAAAAGAGGCCCTGGAACGGACGGTCCCGGCGCATTTGGTGCTTGATTACGCATTCCGATACCTTTTGATCCGTGAGGTTCACGAAAAAATGACCTTGGCCCAGTTGGCGGAAACGCCGCTGAATCACTTTGCAGGAGGCTAACCCATGGCAAGTTATACACCCAATTTAGATCTATTGAAGAAGTCTCCGGTAACAGACGGAGATGACATGTTCAATGTAGAGACGATGCTCAATGAGAACTGGGATCGAATTGACCGAGGCGTTGGCGATTACACTACCCCGGCCCAAAAGATGGGACTGACAGGGGACCTCAGTGTTGGTGCTTCCCTTGGTGTGCTTGCAAACATCGGCAACGTCCATGTGTGGAGGAAGACGGTTAAAACGGATGAAAAAATACCTGCGACATATTCTCTTGGGCCTGAAGAAGGAAAAGCAGCATTAACTTATCCCCAAACCCCGTCGACGCAAGCGTCATTTCATTACGGAAAAACAATTACAGTCGACGACAATGGAACAATAACTATAAATGGGGAACAAACTCTCAGTCTTAATTCAGACGATTCTTCTGTACAAAAAGGAAATAATCTAAAGGGTAACTTTTTTTATTGCGATCCTTCTTCCACTATTGGTGGTGAAAATGAATTTGAGACAGGCCCAGGAAATGTTTATTTCATTCCTTCCGATGCCACTATAAGTAGAGAACCAGATACCTATTTGGGTGGAGTAATTTATACCAGCAAATACCAAGAGGTACGTGCAGTCCCTGCCGTTCCCCCTGGCACCCACGTCACCTACCTAACCTCTGTCAACCGCAACGCCTACCAGGAGGGAGACGATGCGAAAGAGGCGGGGTATGTGTTGGGGGATATGGTGAGTGGATACCTGTTTGCATCGGCGTGGACTGGTAATGCGTCCAATTATTATTACTCCGAGACAATTAAAGTTTCCGATACTGGGACATTGACACAGGAAAATGTAAAAAGTTATACCGCAAATGCCACTAATGATAGCTGGGTTAGTAATATTCAAAGTGCTATTAGAGGTAAATTTATTACTGTGAGTGGAGAAAAAGATAATGGTGGAAGTGAAGGAACTAACCTTGTCTATATCCCCGATGATGCCATTGTCAGTTACTTTGAAAACGGAGTCTCTCTCGGTTATCCATATAATTATGGATTTCTTGTCAATAAAATGCAACAGGTCACCGGCTACCCCGCCATCCCCGCAGGCACCACTATTGAGTATCTGGGGGTGTTGGGGGACTTTGGTGGATCCTCTTTGGGATACATCAAATACGGTTCATACGTTGGCACAGGGACAGAAAACGTGATAATTCCGTTTAAAAATAGGCCGCTGATTGGTTTTTTGAATGTCGACGTCACAATGTTCACTGATACAAATTGGATTGTGCCGACTGGAAGCAGCGGAATTTCAAATTATACGGGGAGTGCAACCTGGTCTGGAGGGAAGTTGACCCTATCCAAAGGTGATTATTCTCGATTCCCGAATTCCTCTGGTAAAACTTATAAGTATGTTGCATTTTTGGAGGGAGAGTGAGCACAAATGTATTACATCAACTCAAGTCCGAACGAGACCGGCAACCACGGCAACCCCATGGGACAACCTTTCCCAAACTGTGTGACCCTACCTGACGATCTCCTGAGCCCCTATCTTGCGGCAAAGGGGTTTGTGGCCTTGACCGTGGAAGACGGTGCTGTGACAAGCCTGGAGACCAACCAGGAGGCGCTGGACGCCTATGAAGCAGACCACCCCGACCTCCCGCCGGAAGAGCCGGAGGAACCCGTCACCTGGGGCGCTATGGCGGCAGCAATTCGAGAAGGAGTGAATGACGTTGACTGAAAAAGAGTTTGTTTTGGATACCCTGCGCCGGGCGGGGAAATCTGCCGCAGTCAACTTGCAAGCAGAATCCCTCTCCATGACCGGCACGGAACTCTGTGCTGCGGAGGAGTATATCCCAGACTTCCAGGCGGCCAGGGCTGCCAAAAACATGCTGGAGCGCAAGGCAGGCCAGAAAGATGGCTTTGTCTGCCGGTCCAGCGCCGGGCGGGTGGTTCGGCTCCTCCAGGTCTACGACAGTGAAATCTATCCCCAGGAGCCGGAGGAGCTGCCCGCCCAGTGGGGGTTTGTCTGGTCCACTGACCCGGACAAGGCGCTGCCCTTCCTCTCCCTCTCCACTTCCCCCTACGCCAAAGGGGATTGCTGTACCGCAGATGGCAAAACCTGGCGCAGCAAGATTGACACCAACACCTGGTCCCCGGAGACAAGCCCGGAGTTTTGGGAGGAAGTGGAACCCTGACGAACCATCCCACACAGAGAGAGGAGGGCTGTTATGCCCATGGACAAGTGTACCTTTAACCCCGGGAATGAATGCTTGGGGATGCAAAAGGCTAACATGTTGGAGAAGTCTCTGAACAGCCATTTGGATGCGGCCCGGCAGACCCATAAGGAGATGTATGACCGCATCCGGGCCCTGGAAACTGAGAGCGCACGCCGGGACGAACAGTATGTTCAGATTCTGGACAAGCTGGATGAAATGTCTTCCAAAATCACATCGGCACTCAGCCAGGTGAGTGAGATCCAGATCAAGCCCGCACGCCGGTGGGAAGGGTTGGCTGATAAAGCAATCTGGGCTGTTTTCGCGGCAGTGATTGCGTTTCTGCTGGCAAAAATCGGGCTGTGAGAGGGGGTGAAGGGAATGAGTGAGAAATGGAAAGCCTGGTGGAAAGCGGCGGGAATCCGTGCAATCAAGACCATGGCAGAGACCGCCATTGCCACGATTGGGGCGGCAGCGGTGCTTTCTGCGGTGGAATGGCCGGTGGTTCTGTCGGCCACCATACTGTCCGGCATACTGTCCTTGCTGGTTAGTATCAAGGGCCTGCCGGAAGTTGAGAAAGAAACTGCAAACAAAAACTAAAGACAAAGAAGGAGAATTCGTATGGCAAATCGTTTTTATGCGAATCGCATGGCAATCAAGGCTATCAGCGAGAAAGAGGGCGTGGACGTAGACATTGCCTCCCGCATGTATGCGCAGCAGCAGGGCTGGACCGGCTGGGAAAAGGAAATGGACGAATGGAATGATATTCAGCGTTCCTACATGAAGTCTAAGACAAAGACACTGGCAGACCTTTTTAAGTAAAAGGGGGATTCCTATGGAAGAAAAGAATGCTCCTCTGTCTGTTGTACATCCAGAAGATGATATTCCAGAATCTATGCTGGACGAGATGACCAACGGAAAAGGGGAAGATAAAGATGAGTAACAGCCCTCTTGTGACCTACACCAAATTATCCCCCAACCATTCCGGGCGGCGCAACCACGTAATCGACACCGTTTCCGTTCACTGCATGGCAGGCAATGCCAGCGTAGAGACTTGCGGGGCATTGTTTGCTGACCCGTCTCGTAAAGCCAGCAGCAATTATGGGATTGGAAGCGACGGACGGATTGCCCTGTATGTGGAGGAGGCCAACCGGTCCTGGTGTACCTCCAATGCCGCCAACGACCATCGGGCCATCACCATTGAGGTGGCCAACAATGGCGGGGTGCCGGATTGGCCGGTGTCAGACAAAGCCTACGCCGCATTGCTGGACCTATTGACGGATATCTGCCGGAGAAATGGGATCAAGAAACTGCTGTGGCAGGGAGACAAAGCCCTGATCGGCCAGGTGGAACAACAGAATATGACAGTTCACCGGTGGTTTGCCGCCAAGGCGTGCCCGGGAGACTATCTGTACAGACGCCATGGCCAAATTGCCGCCGAAGTGAATCGGCGGCTGGAAGAGGAGGAGGAAACTGTGGATATTGCGAAGCTGATCGCGGAGATGACCAACGAGCAGGCTTATCAGCTGCTGCAAAAGGCGGAGCTCCACGCCAAGACCGTGGCCGAGCCCGCCTGGTCCCAACAGGAGGGTCATTGGGCAAAGGCCACGGCGGAAGGGGTGGTGGACGGCACCAGCCCGGAGCGCCCCATGAAACGGGATGAAGTGATCGCGGTGTTGGGCCGGAAGGGTCTGTTATAAGGCTGAAAAAATAAGGAACGCCCTCTGGCGCTTGGCCAGAGGGCGTTCCTCATTCTAAAGGGGTTAAGGGGAATTGGGTTTTCAGAATTTCTTCCACCGCTTGGGTGAACTCTCGGTACTCGTCAATCAGGCGTCTCAGGTAGAGACGGCCGTTTTCTGTGATGGAGAAGTAAATGCGGGTCCGGTTTTCGTCAGAAAGCTCCTCAAAGTCTTTCCGAATAAACTGAAAATCCTCCAGACGATAAATAGCGATGTAAAGATTGGTCAGAGAAATTTTCCCGTCGCTCATCAGCTTGATGGTCTGCATCATCTCATAGGTGTACATGGGCTTTCTCTCCAAGAGAAACAGAACCAGCATTTCTGTGGTTGCTTTTTTCAGGGATTCTCGAATCCCAGCTGGAGTGCCCGCCACTTTATCTCGCTTGAGCTCTTTTCGCTTTTTCATGACATCACCCAGTTTTGATACTTTTTATTAATCATATATCAGGAAAAGTAAATTGTCAATAAGAAATACTTGGTAGATACATCACCAATAGAATAATTTATGAATACTGTTTTGTGCCGAGGGAAGGCAAAATTGAGCAAAAAGAACAAAATAAAAACGCTGCCCCATGGATAGGACAGCAAAAATTGACAATCCGCGGCGCGGCATGGTATGATGGATGTACCCCAAAAGGGGTCAGAAAGAGGCGCTGTTACATAGACGGCGGTTAGCCACTTCCCTGCGAAGGGAGGTGATGCTTGGATGGGAAACTTTCTCTGGAAGTTTTTTGTATGCTTGGCCTTTGCGGCCTACATACTCTCCATAAAAGCGTGCTGACCGCTTGGATGGTACCCAAACGGTCAGCATAGAACATATGCTACTCTGATGGGCTAACCGCAGTAGCAGCGCCCTTTCTGTTTTTCATTATACCATCCCGCCCCGGTTTGTCAAGAGAACAGGCCGGAGCTTTACCGTACCTGGAATGAGGGGGCATAGAGCGGAGAAAAGAAGGAAATGTGGAAACGCTGGCAGAACAGCGGCGGGGCAGAGCGGGACGGTTGAGATACGGCAACGGGGAATACGTCAAGGCATGTCAAGAAAGAATCAAACAAAAAAGTTCCGAAAATCACCCAAATAAGATGATTTTCGGAACTTTTGGTCCGAGTGTTGAGATTCGAACTCAAGGCCTCTTGAACCCCATTCAAGCGCGATACCAAACTTCGCCACACCCGGATGCCGTTTCAAACAGCTTAGTAATAATACCATGGGGAGAAGAAAAAAGCAAGAGGGTTTTGAAAAAAAGAGGAAAATATATGCACAATTTCTTTGCTGTATTTCGAAGCAAAATTGGGTGATTTATACAGCGTTGGGGGAGATCACCTCTTCCAGCACAATTTGTGACCAAGTTTCCAGACGGTCAAATACCGCACTGAGTTCCTGAGGAGAAGCCCAGGAGCCGGACATTTTTTCGGTCTCCCGGACGGTGACCTCTCCTGTGGTTTCCAGGAGATAGACCAGGGCGGTGTGGTAGTCACTGACGCCGCCGGTGGTTTCATTGATCAGACCCACGCAGGTCAGGGAGGTGATCTGAGAAAGGGTGACCTCCTCTGAGAGCTCCCGCCACAGACCGGCGGCAATGGGGTCGTCGTCGGCTTCCTCCGTGGGGTTGATGTGGCCGCCCACCCCCAGGGAAAGCTTTTCATGGAGGCGGGTCTCCGTCTGCTTTTTCAGGCGGCGCAGAAGGAAATAGTGCCTCCCCCGGCGCAGAATGACATAGGGGATGATCTGCCTGACGGTATTGTCATACTCCGCCTGTTCTCGGGGGAGAAAGGTATGATGGTCCAGAATGAACTGACGGATGGTCTCGAGATTTTGGGAGAGGAAGGGACCGGGGCCCAGGCGGGCTTCCAAGGCGGCGCGGTTTACAACGAGGACTTGCTCCATGGCAGTCACCTGCTTTCTGTGGGGTGTTGTGTTTATTGTACCAGAAGTGGTCCAGCCTGAAAAGGCAAACTTGCCCGAAGGGGCTTCGGCAAGGAAGGGTTATAGGGTGTCTCCCTTTCGTGGCGGGAGAACGAAGATAAAGAGCAGGGAGCTGATGAGAAGCAGGAAAGGGTAAAACAGATTGGGGATGACCTGGAAGGCGGACAGTTCATGTCCCAGTTCACTGGCGGCGGAGAGGGCCACCAGCATCTGGGCGCCGTAGGGGAGGATACCCTGGAAGATGCAGGAGAAGGTGTCCAGCAGGGAGGCGGTCTTTCGGGGGGAGATGCCGTAGTCCTGGGACATCTCCTTGGCGATGGGATTGGCCATGACGATGGCGACGGTGTTGTTGGCGGTGGCGATGTCCATGGTGCCCACCAGCAGGCCCATGCCCAGCTGACCGCCCTTCTTGCCGTGGAAGACCCGCCGGATGCCGTTCAGAAGGGCGTCAAAGCCGCCGTGGGCCCGGATCAGCGCGCAGAGGGCGGAGACCAGGATGGCGACCATGGCGGTCTCATACATCCCAGCGGCGCCGGAGCCCATGTTGGCCAGCAGCTCTGTGGGGGCGGTGGCCCCTGTGGCCAGCATGATAACAGCCCCGGACCCAATGCCCAGCAGCAGGACGAGAAAGACGTTGGCCCCGAGAATTCCCCCCACGAGAACCAGAAGGTAGGGGACCATCTGAATGAGGCTGTACGGTGCCAGGACCAGGGGCCCGGTGGACTGCCCGAAGGAGAGAACCAGGATGAGCAGGAGGGAGACCAGCGCCGCCGGCAGGGCGATGGCGAAGTTGACCCGAAATTTATCCCGCATGGGGCAGCCCTGGCCGTTGCAGGCGGCGATGGTGGTGTCGGAGATAAAGGAGAGGTTGTCCCCAAACATGGCCCCGCCCATGACAGAGGCCACACACAGGGGAATGGAGAAGCCGGAGGCCTCTGCCACAGACAGGGCGATGGGGGTGATCAGGGTGATGGTTCCCACCGACGTGCCCATGGCCAGTGCCACAAAGCAGCTGACCACAAAGAGAACCGCCACGGCGAACTGGGCGGGGACCAGGGAGAGCAGAAAATAGGCCACGCTGTCGGCGCTGCTCCGCCCCACCACCCCCACAAAAATGCCGGCGGTGAGGAAGATGAGAATCATAATGATGATGTTTTTGTCCCCCACGCCCTTCCCCATAAGAAGGAGCTTGTCATCCAGGGAAAGGGCCCGGTTCTGGAGGCAGGCCACCAGCAGGGCTGCCAGGAAGGCCACCACAATGGGGATGTTGTAGAAGCCCATGGGGATCTGTAAACCGTACTCAAAGAGGATGCCAAGGCCCAGGTAAAGGATCAGAAAGACGCCGATGGGGAGCAGTGCTTTGACGTTGCCGCGCTTCATAGAAAGAACCTCCGATTTTCATGTCTCTCGGACGGGAGCGAGGCTGGTCGATCCGGGGAGGCGCCCCTGGCCGCCTGAGGCAAACAAGAAAAAGCTACAAGAAATACGGGGAAATGTCAAGGGGATTTCCGGGGCGGGCGGGAAAACCTTGCAATTGATACTTGCAATTTGTTCCGCGACCTGATAAAATATACGGCGTCTATGGAAAAAGGGTGGTCCTCTGGGGCATGCACCAAGGGCGTGCATAGGAAATTTCCCCATGAACACCTGTATTACAGGAGGAAAAAGACAATGGATCTCATGAAAAATTTTATTGAGAAGAACATGCCTGAGAAGGCAGCCCCCGACGTCACAGTGGGTGACACCGTCCGTGTCCACCTGCGGGTCAAGGAAGGCAACCGGGAGCGGATTCAGGTGTTCGAGGGAACGGTCATCGCCAAGAAGCACGGCGGCATCAACGAGACCTTCACCGTGCGCCGGATCTCCTATGGCGTCGGTGTGGAGAAGGTGTTCCCTCTTTACAGCCCTGTCATTGAGAAGGTGGAGACCGTCCGGAAAGGTAAGGTCCGCCGGGCCAAGCTGTACTATCTGCGCGACCGCGTGGGCAAGGCGGCAAAGGTCAAGGAGAAGCTGTAATTCCAACGAGTTTCCGAAAAGGGGAGCGCTCCGGCGCTCCCTTTTTTGTTGGACGCGGGCCCGCCGGAAAACCAGGGAGCAGGGGCGTTTTTCCAGGGGGTTTCCCCGCTTTTTTGTGGAAAAGCCTTTTCAGAACGGGGAAAGTCGTGTATACTAATCAGTTATGAAATAACACCGTTCCAGGGCGGGCAGCTGCCCCGGCAGGGAAGGGAGAGGATAGGAACGTGAACATCCAATGGTACCCGGGCCACATGACCAAAACCCGGCGGATGATCGGGGAGAATCTCAAATATGTGGACGTGGTGGCCGAGGTCATTGACGCCCGGATTCCCATTGCCAGCCGGAACCCGGACTTGGACGAGCTGGTGGGGGGGAAGCCCCGGGTGGTCATTCTCAACCGGGCCGACCAGGCGGACCCTGCCGCCAGCAAGGTCTGGGGGGCGTACTTTCGGGCCCAGGGAATCTCGGTCTTGGAGTGTGACGCCCGCAGCGGCGCGGGGGTCAAGCAGTTTTCCCCCGTGATGCGGGCGGCGCTGAAAGAGCAGATCGCCAGGTGGAAGGAGAAGGGCCAGGTGGGCCGGCCGGTCCGGGCCATGGTGGTGGGCATTCCCAATGTGGGCAAGTCGACCTTTATCAACAAGGTGGCCAGGAAGAAATCCGCCAAGGCCGGGGACCGGCCCGGCGTTACCCGGGGAAAGCAGTGGATCACGGTGGACCAAGGGCTGGAACTGCTGGATACCCCCGGAATTTTGTGGCCCAAGTTTGAGGATGAGACCATCGGGTTGCATCTGGCCTTTACCGGCGCGGTCCGGGACGCCATCATGGACGTGGAGACCCTGGCATGCCATCTGATCCAGCTGCTGGCCCAGCGAAAGCCCGAGTCTCTCGCAGCGCGCTTTAAGCTGGTTCCGGAGGAAGGGATGGACGGCTGGGCGCTGCTGGAGGCCGGCGCCCGCAAGCGGGGCTTTTTGATCTCCGGCGGCGAGGTGGACTTGGAGCGGATGGCCCACATTCTCCTGGACGAGTTCCGGGGGGGGAAGATGGGCCGGATCACCCTGGAACTGCCGGAGGACCTGGAGAGAGGAGCGGACCCAAGTGGAGTGCCCTGACCTGTGGGAAATTGAGAACAGCCTGTTTGCCCAGGGCTGCGGGTGCCTGTGCGGGGTGGATGAGGCGGGGGCGGGCCCCCTGGCCGGCCGGGTCTACGCCGGG